GATTTCCCAGTTGGCCAAAGAAAAATTTATCTCTTTATTCCACCCCCCTGCCTCGTTGATTCGGTAACAATCTTCTTCGTCTTGTAGCATGAGCCTACGCCACGTCAGCCAAAACAAGCCCGGGATAAACAACGCCTTATTGTTTAGCAGATAATAAGCCGCAGTCTTAGCGTGTAGCGTGTCGAGTTTATGCGCTATCGCTTGCGCTTGTTTGAGTTTCATAGGCTCTTTCTGCTTACCCGAAAGCGAGTATGCTTCGAGTTCAAGGCTGTGTATGCGCGTGGCTATCCACTTGCTTACTTGCTTTACTTTGTAGGTGCGCTTGCCTACGCTTATTACTGTCGGTAGACGTTGAATTATCTGCTGCTTGGTTGACAGTAGTGCGTCAAGTTCTTCGTCAGTGAGTTCTTGGGGGTCTTTTTCTTCTTCTGCCATGAGATTTGCGGTAGTTGGGTTAATAAACAAGGGGTGACGGTCAATACCTACCACCACCCCTCGTTATCTGTTTATACTCGTATTATTCTGCTTCGGTTGCAGCAACGGGAGTACCCTTGCCCCACATACAAGTACCGAGAGTATCGGTGTCGATGTATTCGGCAGTAGCACTCAGGTGAATACGCCACAGTTTGCTATCAAGAGTCAAGTTGCCGACGATTTTGGCTTTCGGCAGGAAAATCCATTTGTTGGCCTCGTCGTTGAGAATAGCAATAGGAGCGGTAGTCACGGGGAGTTCCACGAACTTAACTACGTTGCTGATGTTAGTAAACGAGTTAGAAGTAATTTCGGCGGTCACTTTGGTGGCTTTCATAATAGCCATCGCCATCTCGTCAGAGAGGTCGGCGACTTCACACTCGAAAGCGTAAGTACCTGCGGTTACTGACGATGCAATGGGGTCGCCTTGCTCATCTTTAATGGTGTCAATGGATGGCTCATCGCCCGTCCATCCGGTTGAATCTTCTACAACCTGACCCAGCGACATACCGAGAGTAGTCACATCTGCAAATGAAGTCTTTGCGGTGTAACCGTCGGTGGGCGCATCGAAAAGCACGATGTCACTCTGACCGTTAAATACTTCTGATACCTTTTTGGGAACAATACCTTTTTTAGTTGCCATGGTTTATAAGGTTTTAATCACAATTCCACATTAAATTTCAAATCTCTTATTATGTATGCCATGCGACATTTAAAACTGTCGTTGCATATCCAATACTTAAATTGACTGTCGGGGGTGTAATAACATTGGTGGGGTCAAACTCAAAGAAATAATCGCCGTAACGCTTACCGTCTATCAAGGCCTCACACTGTCGGGTAATCTCTTTTAAGCGCGTAGTTTTCGCCGTGTCGTTGGCATTATTCACGCAGTAGATTGTAAGCGCGATGTTTCCCGAATACAAGCCACGTGGTTTTGTAATCGAAGCAACTACGCCGTTAATCTGCGTCGTGATAAACTCGTCAGGGAGTTTTGACGACGGCTTTTTGGCTACCGAGTAGGCTTTGACGGAGTGCGACTCGTTGCCGATTTGCACTGCCGTCTGACCGTCAAGTGCTTGCGCCAATACTTCTTCGGGGTTGAGGTCTGATATATTTAAAACCATATGTCGTCAGTTTTTACTACTTGGAGTTTTGAGAGTATCTTTGTTGTGAGTTCATCTTTTGTGTATTCAAAGAAATATTGCCCACGGTGGCGCGGTGAGCCGACTTCGTTGACGCGATATGCGTAAGGAACAGCGGAGAAAACTACAATCCAAATCCCGGACGAAAACATTGAAGCGGCTTCGCTGATAGCGTTTGTTAAAAACAGAGTGCCATCAATGTTTGTCCAATTAAAGCCTTGGGTACCGTACCTTTGATTCGTCGTGGCTCGCTTTGTTGGAATATAACTTGCAATTCGCCCATCGGTATATACGGCTACGCCCGTTGCGTCGTGCAAGTTGGCCGTCCATTCCGGGATAACGCCCGAGTCGATGTATTGCACCATTTCATTGGCTACTTCAGTAAGTTTGCTGATAATCGCCGGCTTTACATTCTGTCGCAAGAACATTTGCATACCACGTTCAACAACATCTTGATTAAAGCCTATCCACCCGCTTACGTCTGCCATGCTAATCTTCCGTTACGTCAGTATCGTACTTCAACTCAATCCTCGTAAAAGCGTTGTTCGACAGCGGCAATTGAACATTTCTCACGGTGTTTACTTTGCCCTCTTTTGCAACTCCGCAAACTGCGACTACTCTTACCGTGTCATTCTCTTTTATCCTTACAAAACCGGGGATGAATACCACGCTGTTACGCTGTGATATGCCTTGATACGTCTGTACGCCTTGTTGATAAGCGCAGGCGCCTGAATACACATCGGTAGTGTACTCCGTGTCGTGTGCGTCAATCTCCGTCACGCGGCTTACAATACAAGTATCCTCAAATTTAAGTAAGTCCATAGATTACTGACTAATAAGTTTTTCTACACAGTCGCATTTCGCTTGCATCAAACATTCCGCCCTGCTCTGTCACGGATTCTTCGACTTCTGCGCCGATTTCTTCGCGGAGTTTATCAGCCATAGCGCGATAGTTTTCGCGGTCGCTCTGTGTAATGACAAATCCCGAAACTGACGCAGAAATGTCGCCAATCTGCTCGCTTCTACTTCCGCCTGAAAACACACCCGAAGCAGAATAGAATAATGTAGATGTCGCGTACTTTAGAGCTGCCAAAAAATCCGCGTCAGTAGCCCTGTCCTCGATGTTATCTTGGAGATTTAAGGCTTGAAACGCCGTCGGTTTGGCAAAAATCGGAGAAAGTGCGGCGTTTGCTACGACGTTGGAATCAAACGGATAGCCGGGTACTTGCGCTCTCAAATAGGCTTCAACTGTCATATTCTATTCTGTTTTTATTCTTGTTGTTTAGTTGTATTGGCCGGAACTTACCGTCTGACCCGTTTTGTCAATCTGCACAGTATTATAGTAGTACATATCTTTAGGACGAGTAAGCACGGGCAGCACAGTGAGTTCGGAAATCCACTCCTGAGTGCGTGTCTTAGCGTCGTAACGATATTCTACAATGCCGTGACCGCCGAAAATATCAGCAGTAATAGCAGAACTGTCGGGTCGGAGCGGTGCCACGTTTTTAAGGCTTATAATTGTGCCGAGCGGTGAAACGGAAATAACGCCGAAGTCGAACGCTTTAAGTCGTTCAGTCTTATAAACCTTGTTGACGGTATCAAGAATATCTACGCCGCACACTGTGTTGTAGTATTCAATTTCGTCAGCACCAACTGCGATACGGAACGCCTCTTTGAGTGCCTCAAATGTTGCACCACCTGCAACGGCAGCGGCTTGACTGTCGATTTTTGAGCCACCGTTAAGACGGAGTGCGGGATTGATGATGTAACCCAATTCGGTGAGTACATTGGGGTGATGTACAAGATGGTAGGCGTATTCATCGTCCATGCGGAGCTTAAATCCCGAGTAATACTTCCATTTAAGTTCAAGCAGTTTTTGAGCGATTACCTTGATGGGGTAAACGTCAGTATTGGCTGTGAGTTCGCCGTTAACCGAGTCTTGATAGAAGAATGTTACGTCGATAAAGTTATCTTCGGGGACGTGCAAGTCAAAGGTTACACCTTTCAGACCGCGAGGATTATTCTTGTCGTTGAGTGTGACTTTGCCCTTACATTTGGCTTGACCGACAGCGTAATTCAGTGAGTTGCGGTGTCCGTCTGCGATGGGGGCTTGGGTGTCAAATAGATAGCCTTCAAGATAACTGCGAACGGCAACAGTCGAGTTGATGTTGCGCAAGTCGGCAACACTCATGACGTCGTTGAGGTCGTTGAGTTGGTTGCGGTAATCTTCTTCGGTACGACGTACAAGTACGCGCTGACGAGGAATCGAGCCTGTAAGTTTTTCAAGCGGTGCTTGTGCGCCTACGGCCAATGGCTCTGAACTGATGGAAACGTAAGTTGCCATTGCGGTAACTTTTTCCTGCAATTCAAGCATTTCATAAGTGAACTTTGTTTGCGGACGCGCCCACTCTGCGTCGGTGATATTCAAACCTTGGTTTTCAACCAAAGTCATGATGCGATTCCAATATGCGTCGTAGCTGGTGGCGTTGTTATAACCCAGCGTAGACATAATGGAGTCTATTCCAAATAGTCTATCCATGCGTTAAGCCTCTTTAATGAAAGTGATACGTGTAAGCTTGTTTTCTTGGGCTGTGGTGACGGTAGCCTTAGAAAGCGACGCATAAAATTCTCCGGCCACAACGATGTCGACGGTTGCGCCATTCTCGCCGATAACCACGTCTTGGTACAGCAGACCAATAGGGGAAGTGGCGTTAAAGGTTACAGTACCGCCCACTTTGTCAATAGATACGGGCGTTCCTGCGGGGTATTCCTTGCCGACTGTATTTGTCGAGTCGACGGGAACATACGCGCCAGCCGGGTAAAGTTGGATGTTACCGCCAAAGACCGGCATACGACCCAACGTAGCTTCGGAGCGCGAATTACTTAGTGAATTTCCATGTACTGCCATAGTTCTTCAAAAATGTATTAGACTTATATTCAACTCTCTTTGGGTAAACGGCCGGATTCGCGCAAGGCTTTAATTGTTGCGTCTAAATCCACGCTGTTTTGACCCCCGCCGTCACTCGCAATCGGCTTACCAACTTCGCCGCCTTTATCCAACACTGCGCGTTCAAAGAAATAGTCAAATTCCTTACGGAGTTCATCTTTTGACAACTTTCTTCCGCCTTGATCGAAGTTCCTCATAGCGAAATCCCACGAGTTTTTTTTCTCTTTCGAGTAGGAGTTAATCCACGCTTCTTTGTTGATGTCTGCAAGTACAGAGTCGATAACCGACTGAGAATTTCTCTCGGACTCGTATTTATCGAGTCTTTCTGTTATTGAACTTACAGCCTTAGAAACCGACTCGGCAATCATTGCTGCCATGTTAGGGTATTCCGGCTCTTTCGACTGCGGTGTGACTTGTTCTTGCTGCGGATTAGTTTTGATAGTTTCAACCGGAGTTGACTGCGGTTTTAGCGTGTCAATTTGAGTTTCCAAATCTTTAATGCGTTGAGAATACTCGCCGCGTAATTTGTCTGTTTCGCCTTGAAACGCCTTTAGCATAGGTTCAGCCCCTTTTACAAAGTTCTCAATCTGTGCTTCGTCTGTTATGAAAGTTGTTGCGAAAGTAGCTACCCCTTCAAAAGCCTTTTCACTAATCCCCAAGTTTTTATACCCTTGTTGCAGTGCTTCCTTGATTTTCTGTTTCATTATACAACTATATTAATATTCACAAATCCCTTGAAAATCCCGAATGTTCGGAGTCATGGTATTTTTTAAGTTTTTCACTTGCCGCAAATATATGATACTTAATTGAATTATGCAACAAATTTAAATAAAAACTTTAATAAAATTATTGTATATTTGTCGCGTAAATAATTGGGAATGGCGTTTAAATTTGTTAACAACAGTATTTCATTACCGAATCTATACCCGACAGTCACTCGAAAACTCCCCACGGTTAAAGATAAAAACGGCTGGGCGCAGGTCGGTGACTTCAAGTTGCGCAACTCGGTAGACCTAATTCCGCAGCCGGGATTACAAGAGAATCTTTGTGCTTGCGAAGCAAACCTTGTATTCATTTGTGGTGCAGCCACATCAGGCAAGGCACAGCCATACGATGCAAAAGTGCTTACACCGCGCGGTTTCGTAGAGATGGGGTCGCTTCGGGTTGGCGACACAATAACCGGCTCAAACGGGAAGCCTCAAACGATATTGCGCATATTTGAGCAAGGCGAGCGGGATGTCTGTGAGTTGAAATTCGCGGATGGCAGCGTTGTTGAGTGTGACTACGAACACTTGTGGAATGTCACAGCGACAAGGGCTAAATGTTCACACATTAATACAATTCTAACTACAAATCAAATAATAGAAGAGCTTAAAGGTCGTGGCGTAGATTATGGCAGTATTAGAAATATATACGTACCACTGCCCAATCCAATAGAGTTTGACTGCAACGAAAACTTGCCGCTTAGCCCATATTTGCTGGGCGCGATACTCGGTGATGGTTGCACCCGTATAAAAGATTGTAAGCCTCGAATATACACGCCAGATACAGAGATATTAGACCGAATTAGGGCTGATGGGTACGATGTCAAACGCATCCCGTCCTCTGATTGCGGCTGGACTTTTGAAAATCACAGTGTGAAAGACTCGCTTGTAACTTTAGGACTTTGGAATTGCCTGTCTTACGACAAGTTTGTCCCGGACGCGTATTTAAAAGCGAGCGTTTACGATAGGCTTGCACTATTGCAGGGTTTATTAGATACAGACGGGAGTGTTTCATACAAGAGTTTGGCGGAGTATTCCACTTCAAGTTGCAAACTGGCAACGCAAGTCAGGGATTTGGTGTTTTCCTTGGGTGGGTATTGTTATATGTCAGCACGAATACCCAAATATACCTACAATGGCAATAAAAAAGATGGGCATAAATCATACAGGTTGTTTATTTCATTCGCCAATCAGCAGCAAGCGTTCTCTATTAGCCGCAAAAAAGACAAATGCACGACACAGAGAAACACTCGATATTGCAACGGCAGAAGAATAGTCGATTACAAGTATATCGGCAAAAAGCAGTGCAGGTGCTTGCTTGTGTCTAACCCCGACCACTTATACATCACTAACGATTATATTGTCACGCATAATACTTTTGGAATGTATATGACAGCACTCTACGGCGTTGACAAAAACGGATTTACGTCTATTCTATTCTCGTTCCGCGAAAAAGATAGCAAAAAAGGCTCATCAATCTTCCGTGACGGCGTTGAGGTGCTGGGGAAAATGAAAGGCTGTGAGTATGCCTCATCAGACAATATTAGTTTCCGTTTCCCAAAATCAAACTCGCAGTTGCAACTTGCGAATTTCAATTATAATGTTGCGAATCCCACCGAGTGGAGCGACTTCAAAGAGGATATGAAGAAAAAGCAGGCGAGCCTTATCATGGTCGACGAAGCAACGAAGATGCAAGAAAAGGCCTTGCTTTATATCTTCTCGCGTAACCGTGACGGCTCGGGAATGCAACCGCAAATGATTTGTTCTTTTAATCCCGAAAACGAGCATTTTACTACTGACGTAATAAAAGCGGCGGGCTTTCTTGATAGCGGATGGCACGTGCGTAAAGAAATGGAGGGTAGGCTTATATATTTCTTTATGAAAGGTAAGTCGTTCAAAGATGCAGTCTGGGGATTAACACCCGAAGATGTCGCGGCTCGAGCGGGTATTGAAATCTCGCAAAAAGACCGCGAAGCAGGACTGACAGAAGCCGACATGGTTAAGTCATTCACGGTGTTTACGGGCGAGGCGTCTGAAAACAGAATCCTTGTAGCCATTACCGGCGGTCAGTCGGTTGCGAATCTATATGCTGTCGGCAAAGAGCAGAGCGACATTTTGAAACGCGCATATTTCGGCCCCATCCAAAAAGAGGATATAAACGTCAGCAAACAGATGATTTTACAGTTATGGGAGAATCCTATTGACGACGATGAAAATATGTACGCCACATTGGACGTTTCAGGCGGTTCGCTTGAAAGTGATAATACTCCGATGGTGATATGGCGAGGCTCGCAAGTCATTGATATTAAATTCTTCCGAGGCGACTCGAAGCAATTAGTCGATTGGATAGACGCAATGTTAAACACTTACAATATTCCCGTTGAGAATTTTGCATACGACGCAACGGGCATAGGTTACTATCTACGCGCTTACACTTCGGGGCGACCGATAACAGCCAATAAACGGTGCTTGCAAGAGTATGACAGCAATGGCAATCCGGTGCAAATTGACGAGTATTTTAATCTTCGCTCGCAATTACTCGGCAAAACAGAGGTCATGCTTAAAAAGGGTGAAATCTCGTTTGCTATCGACCAAAATAGCGTAATCCCCTACGGCAAAAACGGTCAGTCGCGTAGGCTTATAGATGTGCTTTCGGATGAAATAGCCGTGTTCTCTACGTCTACGCGCAACAAGAAAATATACTACCGTTCAAAGGATGAATACAAGGCAAAATACGGCTCGTCGCCCGACTTGATAGACGCCATTTCATACAAGGCCGTATTCATGCTTGACACGCGAGGCAGAAAACAGCCCGCAACAGTCAACTCTGACGAAGCTTATAACGCCCTTTGGAGTGGATATGCTCCGCGCTCGGTTGGTCGTGGATGGTGGTAGCTAAACAGTGAGTTTTATAAAACAGAGAGTGAATATGTACATATCAGAACTATTAGTAAAAGATTTTTGGTATCGGCGCGTAAATGCCGACGCCGTTACAATTCCAAATCCGACAAATCCAAATGGCTATCGTCACGTGAATTTTACGGATGGAATCCGCAGACGCGCCCTTACTAACGATGATTTTATCAACGAGTTAGAACTTACGGCGCACGAAATCAACTCGCGCTATTGGTCGACTCGTCCTATTCGCGAAATACGAGAGCGTGATGTCGTGCTTGAAGATGGCGCAAAAAAGAAAGTCAAAGAGTGGGCGGTTACAGGCTATGACGACATGGAAACAGTCCGACTCGGTTTTCAAAAGCGTTTTTCAATGGCGAAAGCGTCCTTTTTTGCGGCCAACGGCTTTAATATAAGCAACGAAACCACCGACAGCAAGAGTTATGATACTTTGATGTCATGGAAAGATATCGCAGGGCTTGACGTGGGCTTTTTCGAGTTGGTTCAGTCGTGCTTCCAAAGCGGCGACGCAGCAATCTATCTTTACCAGACCGGCAACACGATAGAATACAAGGTTTTTTCGTCACTCTATGGTGATAAACTGTATTTTCACTATGACGAGAATTTTAACCCGGTCGGCGTAAGGGAATATACGTTGCGAGGCCAACGCGCAGTCGATATTTACCGCGTATCTTCCGTTGAAACATGGGTGCAAATCAACCCCGAGGACGAAAAGACAAAATCATGGGTAAACAAAGTCGGCGGATGGTTTGCGCGTGGTATAGACTGGCATACTTCCGCTGTTAGCGAGGATGGATGGCGCAGAATTGCTAACCGAGAGAATCAGATAGGAGACAAACTCAATCCGTTTATCTATTTCAGAATTAACGATGTTGTGTGGGGGTCGGCGCAAGAAGATATAAGCGGACTTGAACGAGCAATGAGTTATGTTGCAGAGGAAAGCAAAAACATCGCATTTCCAGATATGTTCGTCAAGGCTACTAAAATTGACAATATGCCCGCTATCGGAGCGCACGGACGCACATGGGCAGCTCGCGGAACGGCAGATGAAATAAAAGCGGCTGACGTTAAGGCGATTGAAAAACCAAACATGAGCGACATTGCCACCGTAGACCTCAAAAACCGTCTTGACAGTATTCTACGCACCACCATGAGCGTATTTATTGACCCCGAGATAGTCAAATCAAGCGATATAAGCGGCGTGGGAATTAAAGTCTTGTACGGTCCCGAAATTCAGTTTGCACAAAATATGTGGCCGCAATTCTATTCGCAACTCAAATATATGGTCGAAGTGTTTAAGGCTTTAGTTGCCAAGATAGAGAAAAACGGCGCAATCGCAACGCTGCGGACTTCTATTTGGCAAGAGATTTATCTACCCGAAGATGAAGCAGCCAAAGTAAAACTCGAACTCGACCAATTATACGCAAGAGCAAAATCGCGTAAGGCTGTCATGGCCGACTTGAATAACCAGCATTTGGGCGACGCAGAGCAAATCATCAAAGAATGGATTGAAGAACTTGACATTAAGGCTCGCATTCCAGCCATTGCTTCCGCGGAAGTACAAGCGGAGTACGGTGAGGGCGACCAATCGGCTCAGGTTAATGATGAAATCGACCCCAATAGGCCTAATATAACAAATCAAGCCGCAGGAATCTCCGTATTGGAGTGACTTGTATTACCTTGAAGGTTCGACTCCGTGCGTTGTGTACGGAGTTTTTTGCGCACAAAAAAAAGTAAGCAGCGTTTCCCAACGCCACTTACTTGCCTGAATCGTTGTTGTCGCTAAACCAATTCATTCAGATATAACACACAAACTTTATAAACAAATAATGCGATTATGATTCAAATATAACACTTTATTCTTAATTACAAAAATTTAAGTTAACTAATTTTGAACACCAAATTGACTTGCTGTTCATAAATCGCCATTTTGTGAACACAAAAAAGCCCAAGTATGAAACTCGGGCACAACCACTACTAATCTGCCAATTGTTAATACTTTTTCTCTGTGTTCTCTAAAAATTTATATTTGCCTGATAACTAAATTCATTGTAATCTTCTTGCATACCAATCCAAAAACCGCGAGGGATATTCAAGTGTTTTTCAAGTTTGACAGCCAAATTATTATCAACGTCATAATTGCCCCTTAAAAAGGCCTTGAATTGCCCTATCGGCATTTCAATCGCTTTTGCGAAGTGTTTTTGCTTGATACCGCGTTGCATTAACTCCAAGCGCACAATTTCGCCCGGATGCACATTGCTTGCAGGTTTTCTTCGCTGTCTACTATTGCTGTCTGTCATGGTCTATATAAGATTACGAGTTAATAACTAAAATGGTAAGCCGTCGTCGCTTGTAGCCTGAGTTTGAGGTTGAGGCGTTGGCGTGATGGGTGCCGGCGTCTGTAAGGACTGTACTCCGGGCTGCACCGTTTCGCGCCGTGTGGCTCGCCATGCAATAATAGAGTTATACCACTTTCCCTTGTACTCGGATGCGTCAAAGTCGACTGAAATTTCATACTCCGCACCCTCTTGAATGTTGAGTTTTTCAATGTTGTCGCCCATGACTTGAAATGCACACCGACGCGGATATTGGCCGGGCATTTCGAGTACATACTCTCTTTTGCGCCACTGTTTACCCGACTTAGCGGATGTTCCACTCTGCTCGGGTAGCGCATGGATAATTTTGCCTATAATTTCCATTTATCTGTAAATAATAAAATTAATACTATCAATCTTTTATCTCGTCTATGTCGATATAGAAATGCTCTGTTTGATTTTGAGCAAATGCGAAGTTGCTGAAAATATTATGAATGTCGCCGTCGTAGTTTTTAAGCGCGTAATGACCGCATATTTCTATCAGTCTACCGCAATAAAAGTACGCGATTTTGTTGAACATTACTTTTACAAGCAACTTTTTACCGACCATATTCGGCTGTGGTTCAAGTTTTCTCCAATTTGTTGTCATTATTATTCTGTTTTGCTTTTGCGTTCTAATTTTCCAAAGATATGTGAACGTGGCACTACGTCAACTCGCTCGGCGGATGTCGTCTTGATATAGAACTTATCACCGCATATGGCTTTGATATAGCCATGTAAATACATACGGCTGCGCTTGATTATTAAGCCGTGCCATTTGAATCCCGCATAAGCGTAGTAGTCCACCTTGTCGTTAATTTGATAATCTTCTGCTTTCATTGCTTAGATTTTTAAGGATTTATAATTTGCTGTTGCTCGGGCGCAACCTCGGGCGGCAAGTCGAGGTTTTTGCAAGCGTCGTATAACCAGCCGTTTTGTTCTGCAAATTTACGAGTACGACAGTAGTCACACTCGTTAATCGCTTCGCCCTGCTTGATGGCTTGCTCTACACAGAGTCGATAACTACACTCCGAGTAACATCTTGCGGGGAGATAGCGGCGCGGCGCCTCGGTTTCTTCGACTTCATCTTTGAGAATGCCGAGTCGCTTAAAAATTTCAGCCACAGTTTTAAGCGTGTCCGGGTCTAATTCCGAGCCATTTTCGACTAATTGCATGGCTTGATTTAACAGGCTATTCAAGGCCTTGTCTTTGCGCTCGTCCTCTGTCAAAACATTAGGCTCGTCCGTAGGCTGTTTTTTGGTGCGTTTTCGCTGCGCAAACTCGGCCAGAGTAGAAATATAAGCGTCGCGGTACTCGCGGTTCTTAGCGTAAGCGAAAAAGGCCTTGCACTGTGTTTCGCCCATGCGGCTTAACTTTCCCTGCGTAGTTAGATATTCGGGATGAAAGCGAGCAAACGCCGTAGCGTTGTCGCAGCCAAACAGCACGGCAAACGCTATAATATCTTTATCTTCTTTGGGGATAACAAAATTATCCTCGGTAGGTCTTAACGGGATGTATCTATCTGCCATTATTAAATTTCCTCACTCGCTTTATATACGCATCTGACGGCGATAGCGTGAAAATAGCGCATAAGTTTGACTTTAAGCCTAAACTCTTTGGGAAGCATTTTTTGTGAGATTTTCACATCTTCAACCACATACTCATCGCCCTTGTAATAACTAAAATCAGCCGTGTAAGTAATCGGCAACTGCACGGTTTTTAATACAATCTTATCTCTGGTTTTAAGGTGTTTAATTTCTTGACGCTTAATAGCCGGCACCAGCTCAAATTTAGGCTGTAATTTCAGTTCCGTGATTTTACCCTCGTCGGCAGCTTTTTTAAGCATCAAGTATCTGTCACGCTCCCGTGCGGAGTCAAACTTAAATCCATCGTACTCGACTTTCTTGTTGCCGTACTTGTTTTTACTGCGAAGTTTAAACAGCATAGTATTATAATTTTAGGTTTATATTTTTGTTTTATGCTCACGTGCAATACGCTCATTACGCGCTTTCAGCATTTTCAATTCTTCTAAATACTGCGTTTTATCATACTCTTTAACCTCTATCATCAGGCACTCGTCAGGCGAAAACGCCTTACGCCCATAGCCCTCAATTACCGCTTTCATCTCCCAACTGTTTCTAATATCTTCCCACCGCGTTCTTTCGCCGTAGATAGATTTAAGCATGAAGTCAAATGCCGAGGTGTTCACGCTTATACGACAAGTGCGCACAAGGACTTTATCGTCTTTACGCCAGCCGTTAAGAAATCTGATAATATCATACGGCTTCGCTTTTAGTAGTGCGGCGTTCATATATAAGCCGAACGGCACAATGGCATATCGGCATGGCTCTTTAGGTGCGTCAGCGAGTATCTTGATGGTCTTAGGCATAGAAAATTCAAGTCATTGAGTCAAACCTAACTACGGACGCAATGCCGATAGCCTTAATAAACGCCTCGTAATGGCGTGGAAGTAGAGTCACGTGCGAAACTCCCGCATCGGTATCTCTACGGCGTAACTTAAAGCAATAATCCTGCGCCATACAGACAACATCAAGTTTACGCCATTGATGGTATGGCCGTTTCGCCCAGCGTAAATGTAAGTCGGAGTTGAATACCTGCATATCCAGTAATCCCGGCTCGTCGTTGTATTCGACAAGGCCGAGATTATAGAATGACTGGCACACAGGCCACAGTACGCTTAAATAATTGCGTCCGTATTTGCCCGCTCTGCGTATATATGCAAGGAAGCGGTTATAACAGTTCATGGCTATAATTTCACGCTGTAAAACCAACTGCCAGTAAACAACATCATGCGAAGTGTCGTCGGTGATACGTCCGAACACTCCGGGCTGTGAGCAGTAGTCTATCCACTGACGTACTCGGCCACTGTCGTCAACCTCGTAAGCGTCGTTGACTCCAAGTTGATATACGCGCATAAACAGCCGTACAAGCATAGTCGCATCGGCGGAAGATATGCCCAACTGCCTTTCGGTGTTGTTTTTTATACGCATAGCCATAAGTCAAGAATTATTTGTTGTCGTTGTTATTATTATCTTCTATAATGCTGTCAAACAGAACTTCATCGGTTTTAATCTGCTCCGGCGTAGTGTTTTCGGCTTCGGATTCGGCTTTTTCAAGTAATTTCTCCGTGTATTTATTCACAGCGGCGATAATATCACCACAGAAAGACTCATCTCGGTAAATGCCGGAAATAATTACCCAAAGCATGGAGCAGAAAGCCTTAATTTCAGATTCTCTGTCCTGCGTAACAGCAGCCAGTAAATAGCCGTAAGTAAAGCAACGCCCGTCGAGTTTCAGCCTGAAAACATCATGCTTTGGCTTGCGTTTCTCGTCGGGTAGATACTTACCGCGTAAGTCTAAGTAAGTGCCGTCGATTCGCTTCTCGTCGTAGTAAAATTCAGCCTGATAGATTCCGGTGTCAACCGAGCAAATCGGCTTGTTTTTCTTAAATTTACTCATAGTGATTTAATTTTTAGAGATTAATAATTAGAAATGCGAGCGAGAACGCCCTGATAACGCTGATTTATAGCACGGTCGGTTTCAATCAAGCCCGTTATGCGTTTGATGGCAGCACTAATAGTAGAAACACTCTTACGACATAGTAACTTGGAAATTTCAGCCTGAGTCAAGCCCAGTTCGCGCGAAAGAATAAGCATAAGCACGTGCCGAGCTATCGTAATACAACGTAGCCGAGAGTCACCGCATAAGGCCGTAAACGTCACGTTATACTCACTACAAATAATCTCAATGATTTGTTCTTTGGTTATCATAATATTTAAGCATTTTCAATTAAATTACCCAAGTCGTCAGTGTCTATGCCGAGCCGACCGACACAGTATTCATAGCCGGCTGACATTCGGCGTATATTGCCGAGTTTAACGTCAAAGCCCTTACTTTTAAGCATATCGGCAATCTCCCGTCGGCGTTTAATCACCGTGTAGCCACACTCGTCGGCATAAGCGCGATACTCCTCATAAAGCGAGCCTAAAGAACGCCATCGAGGGTCTTTCTCACGCGGAGTTTCAACGCGCGTATAATTATACTCGCTCCACCAACAACGGCCACTGTTACTATGGTCTTGAAGTGCCCTTTGAGCGGCCAAAACATCCTCGCCGAGAATTATATTACCGCCGTTTCTAATCAACTTGCGATACCCCTCGTAAATCCACGTAAAAATATACTGACGCGCATCGTCAGTGGTTAACTTAAAAGCCAAATACGGGTCTTTATCTTTTTCGCCCCATTGATAGCTCGTAGTATAAATCCCCAACTGCCTACGGTGATGACCCCAGCTATCATCCGACGACTCGGGAATCTCATTGGCGCAGCATAGAATAGGCGGAAAATCAACCGAAATAGGGTCGCCATAGTTTCTACGCCCTTGAAATTTCTCACCCGAAATAGCGCGTTTAAAATCACCGCCACTAATATCTTTGGCGTCTAAATCTCCAACAAGATTTATAAGCTTGCCCTGAAGTGCAGCGATATTAACCCTCGCATCAGAGTCTTTAAATAACTGTTTAAGCGAAAAATGGCTTATATATTCCTCACCGAAAACACCCGTAATGGCACTGGCTAAAACCGACTTGCCGTTACTGCCGGGGCCGACAAGATAAGCAATATACTCAAACTTAACCTCGTTTCTATCCGCTAACAAAATGCCACAAAACATCTGAAACGCATCGCGCATATCTTTATTGGGCAAAATCTCAGTGATTTTACGCTCCCAAAGACGAGCCGGATTATTATCATTCAAGCCATACTTGCTCGCATAGTCTTTGACTAATACAGCCGAATCTTTACAGTCTATGTTAAGTGCAATATGCGGCTTATAATTAATGCTGAAATCCCTGACACGACCATCTTTTAAGTCAAAAACGCCGTTCTTAAAAGCAATATAGCGTTTATTAGGCCTATAAGCAAACTCATCAGAACTGGTAAGCGTATAACAACATATCTTTGCGATTTTTTCAGAAGCATTATACTGATAATTAGACCCGACTTCAAGCAGCCTGAACGCACGGCGTATTAACTCTTGAAGAAATCTAATAGGATTTAAATTAATCTTCTCAAAATATGCGCCGTTATAAGCGTATATCGTCTGATTGTCATCGCCGACTAAAATCCTGCGCTCGGTGTCGTAGCATATAAAATTCTCAATTAACTCGGTTAATAATAATTCGCGCCACGGCTGATAAACTTTATCATACATTCCGAATCTACGCAACTCGGGATATTTGCCTTTGCTATGCGTGGCTTTATATTTGGCGGTCATGCTGTCGGCTAACCACCGCGATAAATACTCGTATGTCTTTGCAGATGTCATATTGCAAATATACTGAAATTATTGTAATTATCAATAGAAAAAGCAAACAATAGTCTACGTTTTTACGCGCCGTGTAACTTTAAGCCCAAAACAACCCAAAAACACACTGAAAACAACTGAAAATAGCCCGAAAACAAGCCGAAAATGTGCAAAATGTCGGATTTTTGCGGCGCGTTTCTGCACTAAACAAGCAAAATGCACTGTTATAACTTGCTGTTATTTAGTTGATTATATTATTTAGTGTAGTAGTTATATAAATTTATAATTTTATTTTCAACCCCGTCAAAGACTTATCATATATTGGTTCTATCGCGTATTTTTATCCAAAAATAATTACACTTGTACACAAAGTTAATTAACTTGCTGTAAATTAATAAAATATAAGTGGTGTAGATTTAGTGTAGTATGCTTTAAAATACTCGTATTCTACACTAAAACAGCTATTTTGTAACAGAAATGTAACGCGATTTTTTGAGTTGAAAAATTTTCAAAAAAAATTAAAAAAAAATTGTTGAGGGTGTAACCTACCACGTTTCGCGCGTATTTTTTTTATCCCTGCCACCCTTCGGCGCGTATCCGCCCCGCTTTTAACCGGGCGTGCCACTGTTAGATATTGAATATCACCTATTTACATATCGGTGACGGTCATCACTGACGCGAAAATCGCTATTTTTTGGCCGTTTTTGGTTAACTCGCTGACGGTCAATATTTTAGACCCCTAAAATAAGTAATTTTCGGCGCCACCTTTTCACCCTTTTTCCCTTAAAATCTCCCGTCCTTTCTCCCTTGAAAATCACCCCGCCGGTCGTGCTGTCAGACTACCGGCCTTGAAAAATCCGGGCGCGAATACTTACCCGGGCGTTCATCGGCGGCGCCGTTGTTTTTCAGTCGTTCCGGCCGGCGGTCGCTTACAATATCGACGGCTTGCAATTTTCCGGCCGTTGGATTTTTCGTCCGGCGGTTGCATCGCGTTCCCGGCCGGGTCGGCCCCGGTTGGCCGTGTTTTTAGTCGACGGCGCCGGCGGTTTTTGGCTCAACTTTGACCGGTGAAACGGCGTATTTGTGTTAACACTTTTTAAGGCAAATGACTGTAAAATAATTGCTTAAAAATTTGCATGGATTTTGAAAAATCCGTAACTTAGTAGTGTTGAAAGAAACATTAATAACTAACTAATAAAAACTCAAAGAAAAATGGAAACTAACAAATTAATCTACACAACTCCCTGTAACGTAACTTTCGCGCTTGAGGCTCAAACTGTTTCGCTTAAGGCGTCCGGGTTTACATTGATTTACGACAACGACCGGAATATCCTTAACGCCATTATCGAAAGTAGCGACACAACTATTTGGGTATTAAATCAAATAGACGGAATACTCGGTGCATCGGTCAATCACGCCACTGGAAAATCTCACATCGTAACACTACGTGGTAACATTGAGCTTATCGGAATTGAAAATTGCTAATCAAAAATACTCACAACTTAAAAACTCGCAACAATGAAAACTAACAAAGACTACAGTCACAAACATTTTGAAGAACTCAGTCACGCTGCATGGAATATCGTGTTAACCGCGCAAAATGACTACGACGTATATAAAAATTTAGGATGGCTACACGACTGTATTGTTAAGCGTGTACGCGCCAATAAGTCAATAAACTTTCGACAGTTAGTTGACTGTTCAACGCTTAAATCAGTTGTCGGCGTCGCTGCCTATAAAATGAGGGTTAACGGTTTTGATGACGCGGTTACGAGTCAAGATAGATTCGATGCACGTGTATATTTGGCCTACGCCGTCATTGATGGCGCCGTATATGATGCAATTAAGGATTAATAAAATCAAACATCATGAAACATCTAACAACTGAAACAAGATTCGCGATTGCATTTTGCGTAACTGTCAGTGCCTTTGCACTCGCTTTAGACATCGCCACCGGGTGGCGGTTTACCAATAGCGATGTTATAAGTGCCGGGTCAATAATCGTCGGAATATACGCCGCCGAATATACTTGGAAATGCTTAAAAAGCATAATCTAATTAAATAGCCGCTGCCATGTGACGTTAAGTGATAGCAATAATCACGGCGGCACTAACAACTAACATAATTACTAACAACTCAAAAAAAACTTACTCAAATGAAACTTACAAAACTTTACATCAGTGGTGTTAAACCTAATGGCGGCGTCTACAACAACAAAATATCGGCGTATTACGTTGATGGAAACGACCAAACATGGCTACTACACAACATCAAAGACTTTAACGCCGGCACGGCGCCGCTTAATAAGCGCGGGTATTTGTTTAGCACTTACGTCGGTGAAACGAAATCACCGGCCGACGTCGAACGCTTTTTTGAGCAATACTACGGCGCCATGGAATTTAATTGGGAAGGCTCCCAAAAATACGCCGAAATCGACGCGGCCAAAAGTGCATACCGTAAAACCGCTACTGCTCCCGTGGCTACTGTTTTGGCGGCGCCGACTACTACGACTGTAACGAGTTCCGCCCCCGCTTCGACCCCGGCGGCCGTTACATCTGCAATTGATACGGCCGTAGTCGATGAACCTCAACCGACTATCAGCACGACGGCACCGGCGGCGCCGGTCAAATCTACTGACCCCAATCTCAATCAACTTATAAATCTACTTTTCGGCGGAATGAAAAGCGAGATGATAGACGAGTGTGTTAACCGTGTACTACCGACAGTCAAGGAAATAGCGGCGGCGAATGTTATCAAAAAAGAATACACTATCAAGACTGACGAGGGTACCCGAGTGCTTCCGGCTGATACGTACCACAACGATTTTGATTTTGTACTTAACGTTGTACGGGCGGGCGTTAACGTGTACCTATACGGCCCCGCCGGCACCGGCAAAACTCACATGGCACGTCAGATTGCTAACATTTTGTGCGAAGATTTCTATTACGTAGGATGCGTATATAACCCCTACGAGTTGTTAGGGACTCAGGACATTCACGGAAACTACGTACCTACTGAATTTTACAGGGCTTTCGCTTTCGGCGGTCGTTGCTTTTTTGACGAAATAGACACTTACGCCGCCGAGTGTATGAAATGTCTAAGTGCTGCACTTTCCAACGGCTACTGTGTTTTCCCGGTTATCGGCCGCGTCGAAATGCATCCTAATTTCAAGCCTATGGCGGCGGCTAATACTTTAGGTTTGGGGCGCGACCGTGACTATGTGGCGGCGCAACGACTTGACGCCTCAACGCTTGACCGATTCCCGGCGCGCATCTACATCGACTACGACGAGGAGTTAGAGTCGGCCATGGCAGACAGTCAGATTACTAACTTTATTCACGATTTACGTAAATCGGCCGCGACTCGTGAAATTAAGATTAGGCTTTCGATGCGAGTCATCAAGGCGATGCAGGCGTATCGTAGTGCGGGTATTGCTGACGAAAAAGCCGTTGAACAAATACTATTCGCCGGTATTAGTCGCGATGACGTTAATATGTTGTATTCCGGATTGACTAATAAAGACAATCAATACGCCCTCGCTACATCAAACTACATTAAAAACCTCTAAAAAACTTACTACAATGGCGCATATAAAAAAACATATGCAATTTTTCAAGCAATTCGATTCGCTATATCAGTATCGCGATTGGCTCAACTCTCAACCGATTCCGGCCAAACGTAAATACACGCCGTCTACTGAGTCGGGTAATAAGGCGTGGTATGGTACCGATTCCTACGACGAGGCCGACGAACTGTTTTCCGGCGGTGATATGGATAGTTTCAAAAAATTGATCGGCGGCAAAGTCGACTACGGTGGCACCGGCACTGACGCCCGGCGCAAAATGTTTAGTGACGTGGTAGGATTCGCCCCGAACATCGGAGCGGTATTCGCCGGGGACCCGCGCAATATGTTCAATATCCGTAAATCGCCGGTCGTGTCACCGGTAATAGATGTAGTCTACTGCATCGGGTCATCGTGTGGATATTCAGCCGATGAACAATCCGAAGTAAATAACATGATGCTTAATGCTCTACAACGGATTGAGGACGCCGGGACGCGAATAAACCTATATATATTCCGTGGTGCCCATATCAACTCAGATTACACGGCGTTTACTATCAAAGTCAAGGATGCGACGGAAAATCTATCTGTTTATAAACTCGCTTACCCGTTGGTCAACCCGTCGTTTCAACGCCGGCATGGTTTCAGATATATCGAGGTGACAGATACACAGGTGATTTTTAACAATTGGTATACAGTTGAGGGCGATATGGCGCGGGGTATTTTATCTCAAAAAAGCAACATCAAAGCTGATGCGGTGATTGACTTTTACGATATTCGCCGATGTAACATACAGGGGGTGATTGATAAAATCTTTGAGTCGGTTAAATAGCCGACTCACTCCCCCCCCCAATTAATCAAAAAAAACAACTCTAAATCAATACAACTATGTTATCAAAAAACTATGTTTTGCAGACAGCAAAAACCATACTTCAACAAATAGTCGCGGGTGTTGACAATATCAGTATCTTTTACTCGTGGGGTCCCTATAATTTCCGGCCGGTCGTGCAACATTGCATAATCGACGATAGTAATATTGACTTTGCCGGACTACGTTTTACGGTTAACGCTCGTGTATTCGTCGGCGATGTGGCAGTGATTTTAGATGACTGCAAAGACACGTATATAGTCTATTTATACGGCCCCGACAACAGTAGCATTATACACAAAGTCGATGACGTCTACTGTGACGAGTTAGGCCGACTTATAGATGAGTTAGTGGAGTACCCGGCCGGGACTGACGCGGGCGAGTATCACCGGCAAGCTATTAACGACCTTATTACATCAATATGATTGGCAAAATTACATGGCTATTACATCTCGGTGATGCGCTGACTAATTACGCTTATAGGGCGTTATTGGCCGGTGCAACCATTGACACAATACGCGATGTTATACGCGAGTCGTGGCGTGAGATAGCCTCAAATATGCACGATGACACAATACGCGATGTCATTATAGACGATGCGATTTTGGCCGCGAAAAAACGGTTTAAAAACGACGCGAAAAACAACTAAAAACATTATATTTAACCCTCAAAAATCAAACAACTATGGCTATTATTATTGCAGCTTTTTTACTCGTTCCGTGGCTTATAGCGGCCGGACGCGACGGCGGACGTATGCGATAGCGTATAACGCCCCTTAGGTAGGCTTAACCGATTTAATTAACCTTGACTCCTTAGGCAGTGGCGGTCTATATGGCTCCACTGCCGGGAGTCGTAAAGTCGTAAATTAGCAAAGAATAAAATGAATAATCAAGGATATGTAATTGTGCCAAAATTCAACGACCTTTCGCCGGCGGCACGGTTGATAGTGTCTAAATTACCGTCAGACTACACCATGTATAACGACTATCAAAAACTCGTGGAACAACTTGCGAGCGGTGGCAGTCCGGATGATGATTCGTTGTTACTGTTGCCGATGGAGATAGTGACACGATTAGTTAACGAACTCAACCGGCGCGACCCCGGAAAATACAGCGATGTGACTTTTACGGATATGTTTCAAGCGTCGTTATATTTGCGAGGGCAAATCATTGCGAAAATCGAAGAGCGCAAGAGTAAAACAAGGGACGAGGAAACGGCTCAAAAACGGCTTGAAATTTACAAGCAAATACAATCCGAATACCCGCGATTGCGCGTTGTGAAAACATATAAGCGCGACGGCAAGCATTTAACCGACTTAAAATTAGCCTTGGTAGGCCTTGTCGATATGGCAGAGGCTAACGAAATATGCGAAAAATACGGCGTGTCACTCGTGGAATTGTGCAAGCGCAATAGTCATAAGTGTTACGAGCGACTACGCGATTGCACATTGTCAGGCATTGATGTTGCAAGCATATTAGGTGACGGCTATATAGCGTATACCACTGAAAGTAGTGACGGTTACAGTTATTTTGATAAAATTTTCAAGCCGCGAATTGCAAGCATTGATAACATATACGACTTGACTAAAGCGGCGACGTATTGTGTTGATATAATATCCCACTTACAGTTATTGGATGATGACACGGTGTTTATAACTCAAATGTGTAATGGCAAATACGAGTTGGTAGTTGGGGAATACCCAAAACAAGCAGTCGAATTTAGCCATGGTGGCTATGACTACGCCGTAGGGATTATCGTAGACTTGTATTAGGTATTAATGGCTTATATAATTGATTAATCATGACAACAGATAATAACAGCACTCGCCCTTACGTACTATGGCGCCGCGTATCTACCCGCGAACAGGGCGACAGTAAACTCGGACTTAAAGCGCAGTTGGCGATAGCACAACACTTCATGCGACGCGAACCGGCGAAGATATATACAGAGGTTTACTCGGGCACTAAACTCAGCGAATGTAAGCAACTATGGTTAGCGATAGAACATTGTAAGCGAACCGGCGACTTACTTGTAATTGCCAAAACAGACCGATTCAGAAACGTCCGCGAGGCACTTGACGTACTTGAAACTGTGGGCGAGGGTAATCTATCATTTTGTGACATCCCGACTACAGACAAATTCGTGCTGACGGTGATATTCGCCATGTGGGAGCGTCAAGCGACTATGGGGCGTATAAATACCCGATTAGCACTGGCAGAGCGCGAAAAGGAACGTAAGAAAAACGGATTTTGGATAAGCAACGCCGGGAATGTATGTACACACTTCGGCAATGAGAAAGGATGTGACGTGACTCCAATGGTTAAGGCGGCGGCGAAAGCGAAAGCAGAACAGTCGGCGGAGTGGCGTGTAAACAGCAAAGCATATAACCGTGCCGTGCGTAAAAAGCGCGAGGGGTGGACCCTAATGCGTATAGTGGCCGACTTGTCAGAGTTGTACGACGAAAACCCCGAAGATTACAGCACACGTAGTGGCGCGAGGCCATCGCCGGGAGTCGTGTCCCGTTGGATTCGCGAGGCGAATACGCTTGTAATTTAAGCGATAATTTACTATCTTTGTGAGTAAGTTTTCAGCGCATGAAATATTGCGCATGAGTTTTTTAAGTTAGTTTTTAACCGTTTCGACGAGAGTCGCGACGGTTTTTTGTTGTCGTCAGATTTAATCGTTAACATTTATTTGCTATCCGCTTAACACTTATTAACCGATAAAATTATGTAATAGATTACATATTTCGTAACTTTACATCAACAAAAAACTAACAACAACCATAAAAACCACAGACTATGGACTTTAAAAATCTAACCGCAGAAGAATTTAATGAGCAAACTAAAGGTTTGAAAACTCTAACTCTAACTCTCTATCAAGTGTGTATCGACTACCTTAACCGCGACTATGATTCAGTAATCATTTACTATGGCGACAGTTTAGAGGATGCGACGACTGTCTTTAAAGAGGCTGTCAAGAACGCCGAAGAAAACGAAAAGGTTGAACATGAACGCCATGCAGTAGATGTGGAACATTTAGATATAAATGATGATTGTTTCGTTAATGACCCTTGGAACGGGAACTTTCCGTGTTGGGCGATTAGTTTAAACAAAGAACTATTGGAACGCGACGACGATAGCGAAGAATTTGACGCAGTGGACTTCGTTGGTATTGACGCGTCAAGGGGATTCTACAGTTGGGACGACGAAGATGAACCGTACTTTTTAAGAAACTACTACGATGTTTGATAAGAACCGCAACGACAAAGCACGCCGAATTGGCTCTCGCATTGCAGAACTACGCAAGATACAAGGACTCACACAAGCTCAATTGGCTGACAAGTCAGGGCTGTTGCAGAGTCAAATATCGCGAATTGAGCATGGCAAATACAACATCACGTATGAAACATTGACAACGCTTGCAAAGGCACTCAATTGCAGCGTCGAATTGATTTAAGCGTGAATACTTACACAGAGATTATTCCACAGTGGGGCGAACGAAAAAACTCGCTCCACTTTGTTTTTGCATATCATCGCCGTCCGACAGTGAGTAGTCGATAATAGTTCGTATCGCTACATCGGCGTGACTTCGCATGACACGGATATAATTAAATATAGGCCGGTGTGCTGCATCTTTGATTGTTTGGCCGATAGCATATTCAAGTACAAAAAGGGGCACACCCAATTCAAAACCGAATTGACAGAATGTTTTACGAGCCGCGTAAAATGTAAGTTGCTTTTCAAAATTCAAGGCCTTGCCGATGCGGTTAAGCGAGTGCGTCACAGAACTACGGAAATACTCGTAATTGCTGAAATTATAGCCAAAATCCAACTTGCCATCCTTGCCTATGTAGTTCGCTATTATGCTACGTGCCTCCGGCTGTATGGTTATAGCGACTCGCTTTTCGCCTTGTTTTTTGTCGGCTGTCTTTTTGCGGATAAATAGCAGGCTGTCGCCGTCTAATCTTGCATCAACAATATCAGTAAGGTTAATCCCAGCGCAATAGAATGACAACATGAACAAATCACGCGCTACTACATATCTGCGCGGTTGGTCGAATTGTTGAAAATCCAACTCGCGTAACGCTTTTAATTCGGCCTTGGTAAGTGCTATATCTCTAACTGCCTTGCTTGGCATTTTATAAGCCGCGAATGGCGGTATATCGTATTTGACCGTGCCATCATTTGACGCCGCGTTGATTATTGCTTTTAAGTGGCTCATGCGTATATTTACAGTAGTCGACGAGTCGCCGCGCTTAAATAGATACTTTTCCCATGCTTTTATCACTGTTAGATTAATCTGACTTAACAGTAAGTTTTCGCCGAAACACTCCGTAAAGTATTTCAACGTGTATTCAAGGTTACGCGCGTATGTTTTTTGGCCGTTCTCAACACACTGGGCGATATAGCGCAAAGCGTAAACGGAGAACACGCTTGAATCTTGGTTTGCGCGAAATTTCATATACTCCTTGACTTCCGTTGCAGATAGTGGGGCTTGGCGCAAATCGTTGTAGTATTTTTCAAGGTAGCTGTTAAGCAAATTCGCCAGTTGTAAGTTCATCCATGCGGCGGACGGATTTTTGACAACTTTGCCGTTTTTCCACTCGCTTGTGGAGTTTACCTTAAACGGCGTATTAATATACGTCGTCTTACCATTAGCCGCAATTGATATGCGGATAGTGTGTGTGCCATCTTTGTTTTGACGTGACGGCACGATGCAAAGAGAGATTACTGCCATTTTGGGTTAATGTTATGTTTGGTGTTACAAATGTGTTTCAAATTTAGGGTCAAATTTTTTAGACGCAATTTAGACGCAATTGATATGGTCCAAATTTGGACAAAAAAATAAAACTGCGCCAAATATTTAACACAGTTTAACTTTTGTGATTTCCGTAACTTGTTGAAAATCAGCCTATTTAAGTGGAGCCACAACGGGGACTCGAACCCCGGACTTTTTCGTTACGAATGAAAATATTTGCAAAAATAATGTGTTGAAAATCAGCTAATTACAAAGGAGCGAAAAATCAAGACGCAATTAAGGCGCAAGCAAGCTTTTGCGGAGCCAAATATTTTAGTTGCGTGTTTGAAAACTTATGTATATTTTTGCCGTAGATTCTTTGACAGTGTTGTTTGAAATACGATGTTAGACAGCTATCGAATTAGCGCATCGACAAAGGCCTCGGACTCGCGGAGTGATTTCTTCCAGTCAATTCTTTTCTTCATCGTTTCTCTTGCGAGTCCGGGTCTTTTTTTTCAAGCAGGGTTATTAAAGACAGTCGCAAATTTACAAACAATAATGACACTCCAGTCTAACAACAGTTTATATCTTTCAGCAGTAAAAGCGAGCGCAGCAGTTCAGAGCAAATCCGAATTGGACTGCCTCGCTTTTGCTATTATGGGTAAACTGTTATTCGGTTGTTCTGTCATGGTAAAATCAACGGCGCGACAATACAAGTATATGTTTCGGATGGGCACCGCGAGATTTAATCGCATTTTCCGCGACTGCCTCAACCGTGGATATATAACCGATTGCGGAAATCATTACATCTTTGTTCCCATAAAAGCGCAAAAAGCCCAAAATATGGTCGTTGAACTGCCAAACGCATGGGGGCGAAACAAAGATAAGCGTTCCGCAATTACTCTAAATCAAGCAAAAGACTACATTCGCAAAGTTGCACAGTACGACAAGTTTGCGAAAAAAGCAGTAGTAGAGAATGTAAGTACAACTATGGCAAATCCTAAGTCCCGCAAGGCTTATCGACGCGCTCAAAAAATCTCCAAACGTATCTCACACAACGCTTTTTTCGACGGTCTACGACGTGGAACTTCTATGTCGCGTGTAGCACGGAATATGAACACCTACAAAGCGAAAGCACGTAAACTCGTCCGCGAGATGGTGAGTGACGGTTGGATAACAAACAAGCCTGTCACAATCAAAACGGACTTCGCGGAATCGCAGTTTACACCACAAGCACTCATCATGCTTAACCGCGAATATGGTTGGTGCGGGTCGTACTTTCATTTGGGGCACGATATATTCTGTCGAGTGGCAAATATTTATGAACTTAACGACGTGAGCAAACTTCGTTTTTTGAACACAAAATAATTTTTTTTAAGCCGTTATGTTCTCGTTTTCTCACACATATAGTAAACTATGTAAGTAGTATGGATAGTATTACATTAGGGGTTATAGGGGGAGGGCGATACCCACAGCATCAACCCGGCAGAGTAGCAAGAAAGAGAAAACCTACTAAAAGAGAGTTATTCTTTGATAATTTTGCCGACGAAATTGATATTTTCGACTCGCCGACATCTTACCCGGATTGGATTTTGCGCATTCGCGAAGAACAACTTGCCAAAATAACGCCATGTTTGCAAAATTTTTCCGCTCGGCTCAAGTCCTACGGCCTCAACTTCAAAATCAAACAGCCGTTATGTGTCGACGGCAAATACAAATTTGCTGATATTTATCTTCCGGACATAAACACCGTACTGATGCAGACTTCCATGTACACAAATTTTCGGCCGGTCGGACTACTAAGCGAGCGAGCCGAGTCCTTCCGTCGTGATTTCACCGTCTACGAGTTTGACCCCATCGACACGGAAACCGTTACGGAGCGACTTATCGAACGACTTTTGCAGATGGCCGAACAAAAACCATGTAACAGTTAATCAACGACACGACAAGCAGTACAGCCACTACGATACGCACTGCGCTTGTATCTACAATCGGATGTAATGCACGGCAAATTGGGAGCATAATCGGCAGCGTCATGACCAAGCATTGCGCCCTATGCCAATGGCACAGAGATACGAGTCGCGACAGTCGCCAACAAAGCCATGTTGTCGGCGCCGACGTAAAAGCGAGCAAGCCTATAATCTCCGCGATTTCTATCGGCAAAACAGCCTCAACGGGCAGAACGGCAAGCGCAAAAGCCGAATACATGAACGGGAACAATTTTACAGTGCGCGTAACCGCACGAAGAACGCCTACAAGTCTATTTTCCGTCATTTATACACTGCAAGTAAGCAATTACGCTGTCAAGTCTATTTATCAGCCAATCATCGTTAGAAGCGAGTTTAATTGACTCTAAAATCGACACAGCCTTATCCGGCGAATTACAAGCAAGCAAGCGGCGCGGTGGCTGACGGCGGTAAGTTTTATTTAAAATATCATTTGCAGCCTTGATTTTATAACCCTTGACTTTAGTTAGGTCTTTGATGGTATGTAGCAAGGCGACTTCATCCGCAGAGTAGTTACGCCAACAGCCACAACACACTTTCCGACCCTCTTTAAGCAGGTCGAATCTTTTCTCCCATGTGTAGAGCGTAGATTTAGGCACGTCAAGTAATTCAAGCACTTCAGCGGTGCGATAGTAAAGTTTACTCATGGCCGAGTTTTGTGGCGGTCAGTTTTTCTACCATAGTAAGTAACCGGTTTACTTGTTCGGAGTAGGACTTATTTTGCGCTTCCAGCCGTGTAACAGAGTTTGCCAACTCGTCAGTGTAAGCGATAATGCCATCTGACTTTTGGCTTTCGTTGCTATTACTGTTATTGTTACTCTCTTTGATTTCCTCACCATAGAAAAAGCCGATAGGTACGTTATACAACTTCGCGACTCGCTCAATCATTCCGCTTTTAACGTCGGCTGATTTGAACACTTGATTTAACGTCTGAGGCAACATTTCTAATTTCCTTGCAAGGTTTGCCGTAGTATGCTCTAATTCAGCTACTTTGGCTTTAAAATCCGGTCCAGTCATATTGGTTATAAGTGTAAACTAAATTAAAGATAAGTTAAATTTGTGTTAATGCTAAGTGATAATGCTTGTTATGTGAGTACAACTACTTATATTTGCAGTGTCATTCAATGAACGACACCAAAACAGTAAGCGACGAGGAGTAGTAAAACGATTTTTACCACACTCATTTTCAAGACAAAGTTAACTATTCCTCTCGCTTTTTGCAAATTTTCAAACTGACAAATTCAGTGAACGAGAACAAATAAAAAGATTATATGCCATTAATGATTAAACAGATTGAAATGTTAACGCCGGGTCAAACCTTGACAACCTTTTGCCCTACACCGGGTAAATGGGAGTCAACCAAGCGCACGGCTTACAATGGCCGCAAGCGTCTACTGTCCGCGCAAGAAGATAAAACTTGCACCATCAGTCAGGATGTTATAGCACGGACAGTAAGCGTAAGCGTGGAGTTAAACACAGAATCTGAAACAATCTAAACAAGCAGAAATAACCATGTCGAAAGGCAAGAAGCATACCGAGAATAAGGATTACGACTTAACAGCACTGCCCGCGGTACTGGCTAAGCACCAAATCCAATTCAGCAAGACCCAATCCGCCAAATTAGTAGGCGGACGGACTCGACTCTACGAGTTGATAAAGCAAGGCAAGATACGGTGTGGGAAGCCAAGCGACTCTAAAAACGGTAAGTGGTATTGTGATGCGAGCGATGTAATAGCATACGCAACACTCTAAGCAACTTGCAAAAAAAGCCAACGCCGAGAGGCTTAAAAATATCGGCGCAAAAGTGATGCAGCACTATATCTGCAACGTGAGTCACCCCGCGAAGTGAACGCCTGTCGGCAAGGACTAAATGCCGCGTTAAGCTCAACCGCTGATTATATTGGGCGGATTTACATAGAGCAAGGCGAGAGATACCCAGGCAAGCAGATACGTAGACTTGTCCGTTGAGAGCGCTGGGGTGAAGATGGAATGACTCTCCGAGGCCAAAAACGAGTCATATTCCGCGAAATAGACTGCAAGGGTGAGGTACTGCCACGGCGGAAACAATATAAGCAAACCAACAAAAGCAACTCAATATGGTAGTTCACGTAGTGTAACATGGATAAGCACGATTTAGGTCAAAGTGTGTTAACGTATAAAAGTAGTGAATGAAAAAGGATACCGATTAGCCAAACGCTTAAATTAATGCCGGTTCAATTCCGGCCGTGAACACAACCCCATCGCACTGTCATTGCGTTTCGATTATTATGTTATTTAGTTTAGGGTTTCAATGTTATGTGATATATAGCGATGTGCGATGGGATAGGTGGTTAATTTAATGGTAGAATGTCGGTGATTAGCAAGCTGATAGTGTCAGTTCGAGTCTGATACCACCAACCAATAATTTTTCAACTAAATACTTAAATCAAAATGGAAAAAGACAACAACATTGGCAAAAAAGTAATTGTCCGCGGTACCAACTCGGGCGTGTTCTTTGGGACTCTCTCCGAGCATGACGGTCAAGCGGTGACTCTTACAAACTGTCGCCGCCTATGGTATTGGGATGGCGCCGCTTCGGATTTTCAACTGGCTGTTGATGGCGTAAAAGCACCGGCAAACTGCAAGTTTACAGTCACAGTAGCGCATATTGAAATCCTCGACGCAATAGAAATTATCCCCTGTACGGATAAAGCAGTTGAATCAATTGAATCGGTAGCCAAATGGGCAAGATAGAAGATTTTCTAAACATTAGCTCTGGCTCCGGCTCTGGCTATGGCTCTGGCTCCGGCTCTGGCTCTGGCGATGGCTCTGGCTCTGACTATGGCTCTGGCTCTGGCTCTGGCTCTGGCTCTGACTATGGCTATGGCGATGGCTCTGGCGATGGCTATGGCTCTGACTATGGCTATGGCTCCGGCTCTGGCTCTGGCGATGGCTCTGGCTCTGACTATGGCTATGGCTCCGGCTCTGGCTCTGGCTATGGCTTAAAATCTATAAATCACAAGCGCATATATAGGATAGACGGATGTCAAACTATTGTCGAGTCGGTTCATGGAAATCTCGCCAAAGGATATATTGTGCGGGATAATTTAACGCTCAAAGAGTGCTATATTGCTAAAGGCGAGAACTACTTTGCTCACGGATATACAGCACACGAGGCGTTAAGTGCGCTTCGAGATAAGATTTTCAATCAACTGCCGATTGAAACTCGCATTGAAAAATTTAAGGCCGAATACCCCGATTTTAACGCCAAAATCCCTGCCAAAGAGTTATTTGATTGGCACCACAGATTAACAGGCAGCTGTAAGGCCGGACGCATGGAATTTGTTCGACGGCATGACATTGACCTCGACAAAGATAAGTTCACGGTCAACGAGTTTATCTCGCTTACATGTAACGACTATGGTGGTGATATCATCCAACAACTAAGTCAGAGTGATTATGAAAACATTACTTAATTACAGATATTATGTACTCGCAATTTTGTTGGGTGCAGCAATATTTTTTATATGTTGTGACAGCGACAGCGAGCTTTCATTTTGGTTGTCAAAGGTAGTTGGCATTATCGTAGCTTCCGCCTTTGTTTCGCTGTTTAAGTTTTGGTCGTCGAAAGACCAAATCCCCGCCCTCACAGATTTAGACGATAATATTTGACATGATTAAAGATACCATTTTAGACCTGTCCAACGAAGATTACCACAACGCGGCACCATACAACGAGTATTTAAGCTCCACGCAACTTAAATACTACGCTAAATCGCCGAAAGTGGCAAAATATATGCTGGATAACCCGCAACAAGAAAAGAGTGACGCAATGCAAGTTGGGTCACTCTTCCATTTAGCAATGGAGTTATATAAAAAGCATGGCTCGATTGATGCGTTCTACGACTCGGTGGCGATATTTATGCCACCGAAGAATCCAAAAACGGCGCAGCCTTACGGGACAACAACAAAAGCATACCAAGATGCACTGTGCAGTTTCAAAGAGTTAAACCCAAGTAAAAGCGTTGTCACCTACGAACTTGCAACCATGATTGACGATATGGTTGGAGTTTTAGTTAATAATGCAAGCGACACTTCCAAGCAGGTTAACAAGCTACTCCAGTGGGGTACTTCCGAAGTCAGCCACTTTGTTGAATACAAGGACTGTAAATTTAAGTATCGACCCGACCTTGAAACCAAGCAGAAGATTATCGACTGGAAAACCGTTAACACCGACGATTTAAGCGAGAAATCAATCAATAGCATTATTTCCAAGTATGGCTACGACATAAGTGCAGCGTTCTATTTATTCATGGAACATCTCCGCACGGGAATATGGAAAACTTTCTACTGGTGTTTCGTTAGCAAGGCAATGCCTTACGACGCTGTTTTAGTCGACGCTTCGCGATGGACTTACGAGCATGACGGCGCAGATGTTGTAATGCCGCAGGTTGGGGCGATAAAAATGAAGTCCTTGCTTGATTTACACGTCAAGTGTAGCAATGAACGTCAGTGGCCGGGTGCGGAAATCTATATACCGCAAGACCAGCATGGCCGACGCATCATGACGCCTACACCCCCACAATGGGAAATCTCGCAAGCGTCTGCAATAATTGACTTATTAGATATAGAACAATAAACGATGGAAACTGAAAATCAGCAAACAACAGAACAGCAGCCGACGCAAGCGCAAACGACTGTCATAGAGAAGAAAGAAACTTATACGCCCGAGCGAACAGCCGAAGCGATTAAAAAACTCCCGACGATTTTGCAGCCGATAAAAGGCTTGTTTGCTCAACCGTGGGAGTCATTCCGCAGTGCGTTTAAAGACCCCGCCGAAGCAGACCGCATAATGCAGCGCGAAGTGACGTATGCAGCACAAGCAATGACGAGTAACGGTTATTTAATAACTTGCGCTCAAAAATCGCCGCAACATTTCGTCGAAGCACTCAAAAACGTAGCACTGTCGGGGCTGTCACTTTCGCCGGTTTTAAAACAAGGCTACCTCGTACCGTTTAACGGCCTTGTATCATTCATACCCTCTTACATGGGTTTGATTGACATACTCGTTAACGCCGGAATTGTCGCCAAAATAGAAGCACATTGTGTTTATAAGGGCGAGAATTACGAAATCTGTCACGGCACGGAAGAATATTTGCGACACAATCCTAATTGGGAGAATCGCACGAAAGAAAATCTCGTAGGGTGCTACTGGATAGCTACGTTGTTAGATGGCACGAAAGTATTCGGCGACCTCTCGATTGATGAAATCGAAGTCATTAGAAAACGTGCGCCGTCAGCAAAAAACAAATCTCCGTGGGATAGCGATTACACCGAAATGGCGCGTAAAACAGCCGTCCGACGTGGATTTAAAATGCTACCGAAGAAAGGAATCTCCGAGGATAAACTTAAATCGGTAGAAGCCGTTTTTGACTACGACGAGAAAGTTGTACAGTCATGGATTAAAAACCAAAAACAAGGTACTACCAAAAATGACTCGTTTGACGAAGATGAAACAGCAGATTATGAAGTAGTAGAATGAGTTTTTCATAGTTTTCATGTAACAGGTTTACAATAGATTTTTCATTTATAACACTTAGTTAGTTTCTCCCCGGCAGTTCGTGAGAATAGTCGGTCTTTCTTGTTTAATATGATTACCGAAAACGACAAACAACTAATACATAAAGCGTGGGCGATGCACCACTCCCAATGGGATGTTGTGTTGACCCTTGCAACGCAAACAGATACCGCCGAGGCTAAACAACAAATAGTCGACATAGCCAGAATTAAGTATCATACTGACCAAGTGTACAACGACGAAACATAAGCAATGGAAATCTCAAAAACCGACCTTCAAAAAGTCATTGCGTATCTTGATGATGCAGCAAGACTTTACGCAGCACTGCCGATGCAGAAATGCAAGTGCCGTGCCCACATGATAACTATGTTAATAGTCAAACTTAAAAAGAGCCATGACACCGGTAAATAGTATGTTCCAAATGCGAAAGCAGACGCATACACTCGCAGATGTACCACAAATGGAACTATATAAGATGGCGGTTAAGCAATATTTTTTAGGCGCGTTAGCGTGGGATTATGCCGATACGGTCAACGACTTAGCGGCCTCAATGAGGCTCGACGGCACTAAAAAAATATCGCGAGCGGTTAATAACTTACGCCGTGAATATAACAGCGTCCGAAGTTTAGACCTTGACGCCAAACACCGCGATAAAGAGTGGGAACTCGCACAGTTATTTGAGTCTATAAACAAGCAACATTTAAGCCGACTATATACGAGCCTCTGTAACGAGATACGGCGCGACCACACGAAACTCACCGACGAATATGTAACGCTCGTCGCCTCTACTTACGTTGCCTTGACGGTATTAGACACTGTAATGTTGTTTGCCCGTCAGTGTGACAGATATATCGAAATATACTACCCCGAAGCACCTCACAGCATATTGCCAGACCACTTTGTGCAGCTCGCCAAACTACTACCATTGTTTGCGGGTGATATATATAATCCAAATATGCAAGCGAGGACGCTGACGGCTAAAATCCTACTTAACGAAGTAAACAGAATAGAACTATTTGACGAAGATGGAAAACAGTAATCCGATAATCCCTGAATCTTCAATCATTGAAATGATTAAAGAAATCCAAGATGCGAAGCGAGCGAGTAAACAAGCTCCCGACTACGCTTCGATAATAGAGATTGAGAACTCGCTCAAAGTCGAGTTGAAAGAAACACTTAACAAACTTGTCAGCAAAGGCGCGGTTAAGTGGTTCAAGACACTCAACGGAACTCCAATGTTTAGTGCGACATGAAAAGTATAACACTGCCGATTGAAACTGTGAATGCCGGGCTTTTCCGCAAGCCTGAATACTTAGGACTTTGGATTAAACTCATAGCAACAGCAGACGACAACGGCGAAATCACCCGGCCAATTAGACGGCTTGCGGACGATTTAGATACGACTTATCAGAAGCTCCGCGACCTGCTTAACTACCTTGCCTCAACGCAACAAATAACGCAAGTGTATAACGCAAAAGCAACGCAAATAACTATCTGTAACTATGAAAGTTACGAGGGGTCGCGCCGCAAAGATAACGCAACAAATAACGCAAGTCAAAAACGCAAAACTACCGACAAAAGTTCAAGTAATACTTTAAGTTTAGAACTACCACAAAAAACAACGCGCTTCATTCCTCCTACCCTTGATGAACTCCGCTCGTATATCCAACTGAAAGGCTACAACGTAGACCCCGAAAAATTCTTAGCCTACTACGAGAGTAACGGCTGGATGGTCGGACGCAACAAGATGAAAAACTGGCGGAGTGCGCTTGTCACGTGGAACAGAAGCCAATATGGAAAACCTTACAACTCACCAAGACCGCCACAAGGCCATTATTCGCGAATTAGAGATGCAGCCGCAGCATTGCTTCAATGTAATGGAAGTGTCAACACCTCAAATTATGATACGAGCGCACACGCCGACTTTGTGGGAACTGAAAGTGAAGATTGGCGACGTTAAAACCAAGGCAATAATAATTTACGCGATTGCATGGATGGCTGAATTAGTCAACGTCGACAGAAACCTGACAGAGCCTCAAATACTCGAATTATCCAGCGACATTTTACGCGACTACGGTTATATCAAAGTCGAAGAACTAAAGTACATACTCAAACGCGGAGTCAAGTCAAAAATATACGCACGACTCGACTACAACGTAGTGATGAATTGGTTTAAAGACTACGATAACGAGCGCACCGAGATTGCGATGGATATTTCAGACCAAGAATCCTCACAACAAGAAAACGATATAACAGTTGCGCCCGACAGCATAACATGGGGTCAGTATTTAGAGCGACTTCAACGGCTCTCACAACAGGGCGATGCAACAGCCACAGCGCGACTCGATGAAATCAACAATCCACCACAACAAAAACTAACACTTATCACAAACGAACAGCGACACCAACGCGATGTCGCTTTCAAAACATGGTATTACAGAGAATACCTAAGACGCAAAAATGGAACAGACCAAGAGTAGAGTCAGAAAGAAATCGGTAAAGCCTTGTTTGGGCTTTCAATTTTCTAAAGCAGATGAAATAAAAATCAAACTCGCTTGCATTTCCGCTCGCAATTTCATGCGCAACTACGGCAAAGGCAAACGAATGCAAATGGTAGATTTAAGACATTACTGTAACACAATTAACGAATTAGATTATGCAAATTAAGGTAAAGAGGCTCTCGCCTTATGCAGTATTGCCGTATAAGGCTCACGACTCGGATGCGGGATTTGACCTCACTGCGATTTCGCGCAAGACAGACAAAAACGAGAATATTGTTTACGGCACCGGTCTTGCATTTGAAATCCCGGAGAATCACGTTGGCTTGATTTTTCCTCGTAGTTCAAACGCCACGACCGACTTACGGCTCACAAATTGCGTAGGCGTACTTGATAGTGGTTATCGTGGCGAAGTGCTGTTTAAATTCCGACCGACAGCGTTACCGACAAAGATATATGCCGTTGGCGATAGAATAGGGCAGTTAATTGTAATCCCCTATCCTAAAGTCGAATTTATTGAATCTAACGAATTAACCGACAGCGACCGCGGTGCCGGTGGTTATGGCAGCAGCGGGCGATAGCGATATGGATAAGATTACTCGACTTTTATTGTGGGCGGCAAGTTTCTGTGTCGCCATAACAGTTGCGGGTGGCTTGCTTTCACAAGCCAACACAATTTCTAACATAGCGGGAGTATTACTTACAATCTTCTGGCTGTGGTTTTCAATCAAAACAAGATGTTTTACTCAATTCTCCAATCTCCTAAAAAGAAAGAATAACAAATGAAAAAGTTTTTATTTCTCGCATTGGCCGCTTCGGCGATGTTAATTAATTCATCGTGCGCCGAACGCATTGACGCCGGGCATGAGGGTATTAAAGTCAACCTTTATGGCGACGACAAAGGCATAGGCCAAGTATCAATGTGTACTGGTATGGTGTGGTACAATCCGATAACCACAGCCATTTACGAGTACCCTACATTTGTGCAAACGGTAGATTACGAGCCATTCACGATTAACGCAAAGGATGGTTCAGAGTTTACCGTAGACCCGACAATCTCACTCAAAATTATTGACGGAAAATCCCCCGAGGTTTTTAGGAAATACCGCAAAGAACTTAAAGATGTAGTCAATACGACTCTTTATAATTACGTTAAGAACGCTTTTCGTATTCAGTTGAATAATTTTACAACCGATTATATTGTAAGCAACCGCGACAGTATTGAGTCGGCGATTGAGCGATATTTGACCGCAGACCTACTAAAAGAAAATTTTCAATTAGAGCAGTTGACATCAGGGCTCAAATATCCCGAAACAATCGTTAAGGCCGTCAACGAAAAGAATCGCAAAATCCAAGAAGCGCAAGCGGCTGAAAACGAAGTGCGAGTGGCCGAAGCAAAAGCCAAGTCAATACTCGTAGCAGCGCAAGCCGAGGCCGAAGCAAACCGAATTAAACAGCAAGCCTTGACGCCTCAAATTCTCGAAAAGATGTGGATAGACAAATGGGATGGTAAACTCCCCGTCTACGGTCAAACGCCGAACCTATTTAAGGATATAACGCGAAAATAATGGCAGGCACATATTTACTCTCCGCGCTTTTAGTTGCCACTCTTTATTATGTGATTAAGAACTCCGAAAGAAGTTACGGAAAGAATAAAGAACTTGTAATTGAGCGGAAGTACGCCATTGTAGTTCTTATAGTATTTGCACTTCCGGTCGTCAATGTCGTTTTCCCGCTTGTGGCTCTTGTCGCATTGTTTCTTGTAGCGCATGAGGGCGACATTAAGTTAAAAGACAACGGCTCAAAATTAAAGCAAATATCCGATTGGCTTTCCAAACCTTTATAAACCATATTTTCAGAGGGTGGGGGTAATTTCGCTCCCGCCCTTTTCTCGCTAAACAATCAATCAACCAATATAAACAGACATGACATACCAAGACGTACTCGAAAAGAAGAAAGTTCACCGAGTAGACTTAGGATTTGAGCCTACAAACATGAATCCCGCCCTTTTCGATTTTCAGCAGTTTTGCGTTACCAAGATGTGCAAGATGGGCAAGGGCGCGGTCTTTGCAGGATGCGGTAACGGCAAAACAAACATACAATTGGAGTGGGCGACGCAAGTTGCAAACCACGAAAACAAGCCGGTACTCATATTGGTGCCGCTATCCGTCAGTCGTCAGACGATTGCCGAGGGTAAGAAATTCGGCTACACTGTCACGCCATATAAAGATATGGACGCCCACACCAAGATAGCGATAACGAATTACGAGCAAATTGAAAACATAGACGTAAGTCAGTTTGTCGGCATTGTCCTTGATGAATCGGGAATCTTAAAAGCATTCACAGGGCATTATAAACGGCTACTGATAGAACGCTTCAAAGATACAAAATACAAACTTTGTTGCACCGCGACGCCCGCCCCGAATGACCTTAACGAATTGGGCAACCACTCCGAGTTTCTTGACGTTTTGGATGCACAAGATATGCGCTCTAAATGGTTTGTTCGAGAAGAAGGCATGAACAACTATCGACTCAAACATCATGCCAAACAAGATTTCTACGGATGGATAGCTTCATGGGCGATAATGTTTGAGAATCCCGCCGACATCGGATTTAAGGAAACCGGAGCAAAGTTTAAACTTCCGAAACTAAATTATTACCAGCACGAAATAACAACACAGCCGAAAGACGGGCAACTGTTTGCAAGCGGAATTGTCAACGCAACGAACTTCAACGCCGAACTCCGCAATACGATGGAGCAGCGACTACAATGTGTTAAGGAAATAGCCGAGCAACACCCCGACGAGCAAATATTGATATGGGTTAAACAGAACGTCGAGGGCGAACGGTTACGCGAATTAATCCCCGAAGCAATTGAAGTCAAAGGCAGCGACAACGACGCAATTAAAGGACAACGCTTGCTTGATTTTGCAAGCGGTAAAATCAGAATACTAATATCCAAGGCGAAAATATGCGGCTACGGCATGAACTTTCAGAGTTGTGGCTTGCAGATATTTTGCGCTCCCGACTTCTCCTTTGAGGACTTTTACCAACAAGTGCGTCGCAGTTACCGATTTGGGCGACATGGCGACGTGAATATTCATCTAATTGTGACAGATACAATGGCAAACGCTAAAGCGGTAATTGAAAAGAAACAAGCCGTATTTGATGAAATGTTGCGCGAGATTAACCGCAATGTTAACGAGAAACACTACGGATTACTTAATGACTACGAGTATAAAGAATACAGGGATGATAATGTATTCTTAATGAAAGGCGATACGACGATTGAAATTAAGCGAATCCCCGACAATTCAGTGGACTTGATTATATTCTCGCCACCTTTCAGTTCATTGTTTACATACTCGAACTATATCCATGATATGGGCAACAATGAATCTCACGAACAATTCTTTGAACAATACGCTTTCTTGCTGAAAGAACTCTACCGCGTATTAAAGCCGGGTCGCCTCATGTGCTGTCATACAAAAGATTTGGGCGTTTACAAAAACTCGTCAGGTTATACGGGTATGTTTGATTTTACCGGCGAACACACACGAGCCGTTTTGGCGGAGAACTTTAAACTGCACTCCAAGGTAACGATATGGACAGACCCCGTACTTGAAATGCAACGCACCAAAACGCAACGTCTATTATACAAGCAAGTAACGACGGATAGTTCAAAGACTGGAATTGGGATGGCGGAATATATAACAATATTCAAAAAGTGGGATGGCGACGAAGAAGATTACGAGCCTATCACCAACCTCAATAAATCCAACTTTCCGCTTGACGTATGGCAAAAGTGGGCGTCGCCCGTATGGATGGATATAAAACGTACTGACGTACTAAATGGTGCAGAGGGTACGGCGCAAGGCGACGAGAAACACATCTGCCCATTACAGTTAGGTGTAATAGAAAGGCTTGTTCAACTGTGGTCTAACGAGGGTGAAGTAATATTTACGCCGTTTTTAGGCATTGGCAGCGAAGTTTACGAGGCTGTCAGACTGGGGCGTAAAGGCATTGGCTGTGAACTCAAAGACAGCTACTTTGACGTCGCAGTCAAGAATATCAAGAAAGCGGAAGCGTTGCGATGTGAAAAATCATTATTCGACTAACATAAATCAAACAACAGATTACTCATGGAAACATCCAAACTAACAACACGAGTCGAGGTTATTACTCCCGAACAAGCGCGAGAATACCTCAAAATGAACACCACCAACCGACCACTCAGTAAGGGCTTAGTGGAACGATACGCCGCAGAAATGCGAGGGGGGGGGTGGAAAACCAACGGCGAGGCGATATGCTTTGCGGAGAACGGCGCACTCTTTGATGGGCAGCACCGACTCAGCGCGATAATAAAAGCGGGAGTGCCCGTTGAAATGCTTGTTGTCCGAGGCTGCGACAACGACAGTTTCATGACCTACGACTCAGGCAAGACAAGAACAGCCGCCGACGTGATGGGAGCGCTGGGCGTAGTAAGTTCCACGTGTGTGGCCGGAATTGTACGCCGCTATATCCTCATGCGCGACGGCCTTGCTTTAGCAACGATTGATGGGCGAAAAAAACAAAGTAAAAACCATTGTAATGTTGCCGATTTGTATAAATTCTATCAGCGACATACTCAACTGGTAGAGTCAACATTAAGACTCGTCCAAAGGCTGAATAAAAAGGCACGTTTCTACCAAATACTCGAATTGGGCGGAATGGTGTTATATCTTGTCTTAGAAAAGAGTTACGACTTTGATTTTATCGCCGAATTTCTTGAACAGTTGCACACGGGTTATAATATCACCAACAATACAATCCTTGTCTTGCGCAACAGATTAATTCAAGACGGTTTCGCTACTAACAAGATGGATAAAGTCGCAAAATCGGCGTTGTTAGTCAAGACGTGGAACGCCTATGTTTCAAAGAAAGAGTATCAAAGATTGGCATATAACCCCGCAGATGAATTGCCTAAATTTATTTAATATCAAAATATGGAAGAATCCACCGAGTATGGGCGCGAAGTAGCATATATTGCTGTTCCGCCGTATAAATCGGCACTTGAAACAGAGATTGGCGGTAATCATTATCGCCAATTCTCTATTCAGCCGATAGAGTTTATTCAGAAAAATAAACTTGACTTTCTGCAAGGGTGTATAATCAAATACATTTGCCGTTTCCGCCAAAAGAACGGTCAAGAAGATTTGTTGAAAGCCAAGCATTATATTGACTTATTGCTTGAATTAGAGTATGGCTGTCAACCATTGTAGGCTCGTAACCTTGTTTTCGGGCTACGACTCGCAAGCACTTGCAATGCAACGGCTTAAAAATAATTTCCCCGACGACTTTGATTTTGAACTCGTTGCGTGGTGCGAAGTCGATGCAGCGGCGATTAAGGCTCATGATGCGCTGTTTCCTCAATGGAAAGACCGAAACTTAGGCGACATAACAAAGGTTAATCCCGCCGACGTCCCAGACTGCGACTGTATTACATGGTCGTTCCCTTGCCAAGCAATTTCAACGGCGGGACAGCAGAAAGGCATGAAATCGGGCAGCGGTACAACATCATCGCTCGCATGGGAGTGCATCAAGATTTTTAAGGCGAAGCGACCGAAATATCTACTCATGGAAAACGTCGCAGCGATAACGCACAGGCAATTCAAGTCTGACTTTGCCGAACTCCGCGAAACAATAGCACAATTAGGCTATCGAAACTATTATCAGTTACTCAACGCAAAGGACTACGGAGTGCCACAAAATAGGCTACGTTGTTTCATGGTATCAGTCCGCGACGATGGCGACAACCCAAGTTACACGTTCCCCGAGCCGATTAACAGTACGGTCGACTCGAAAGATGTAAGGGCGTTGTTAGAACCTGCGGAAGATGTTGACGAAAGCCAGTACATAGCCACTTTGCGAGTCACCGAAGATTCGTTGCTTGAAATCTTAGAGCAACCGGGCGTTTACGAGCAATTATTACAAGTGTACTACATGGAAAACAACCGATAATGACAACACAGATACCTATAAACCTAACGAAAGGTAATGATAAAACAGATACCAATAAATCTTTGTCGCGGAGTCAGTTGCATCGTAAGGGCAAATCCGGGTGTACAATCCGCTTACAACTTACTGACTGCCCCCCCCCAGATTCCGACAAACAGCCGTTCTGTGTGTAGATGTATCACGGCGCATTATGCCAAATTCGGTTACAGCGAAATATTCGGGCGATAC